TACTACACCAAAATCTCCAGGAGGTTCTGGAGGCGGAGGCGGAGGCGGTGCAGCTCCACAAAATACAGGCGGAACAGGAAATACTCCACCAGTTTCTCCACCTCAAGGTAGTAATGGTGGTGCAGGCACAACAGATGATGGAAACGGAAACCAAGGCGGCGGTGGCGGCGGTGCTACAGCAGTTGGTGTAAGTAATTCATCTCCAGTATCTCATGGCGGCCAAGGTGCAGCTACATCAATTGACAATGTTCCCATTGGCGCTCCAGCATATAGGTCAGGTGGCGGCGGTGCAGGTGCAGTTCCAGGTAGAGCTGCAGGAAGCCAAGGCGACACAAGTGCTACAAATGGTGCAAATTTAGGCGGTCCAGCTGGAAATGCTCCTAGCAATAGAGGCGGTGGCGGTGGCGGCGGTTCTCCAGGTAATGATGGTGGAAACGGCGGCTCAGGCGTTGTAATAATTAGATACAAATACCAAGCTTAATAACTTCTCCAGGATAGCTAATCCTGGACTTGACTAAATAATACTATATGATATACATATTTGAGATGAGGAATATATAAAATGAATTTAGAAAATTACTACTATTACTTTCAATCAGTATTACCCCCAAAACTCGTAGATGATATTTTAGCTTATGGCAAACAGCACGAAGCTGAAATGGCTGTTACAGGTGGTGGAAGTAAAGATGATAAAAAAAATCTTGATGGCAAAGGTAAATTAAAAAAATCACTTGTCAAAGATATAAGAAAAAAGCGTAAATCTGATATTGTGTGGATGAACGACACATGGATTTATAAAGAAATACACCCATATTTACACCAAGCAAATGAAAAAGCCGGTTGGAATTTTGAATGGGACTGGTCAGAGTCTTGTCAATTCACAAAATACGGAGTAAATGACCATTACGGTTGGCATACTGATAGTTGGAATAAACCTTACAGTAGACCTCCATTAGAAGATGGTTCTAGGCCAATTGACCATGGCAAAATCAGAAAATTATCAATGACTATTTCACTTTCACATCCTGATGAATATGAGGGTGGTAATTTTGAAGTTGATTTAAGAAATAGTACAGACTATGATAATGCAAAACAAAGAAAACATAGTAAACAATTGGTAACAGAAATTAGACCTCGTGGTTCTATTATTGTATTTCCAAGTTTTGTTTGGCATAGAGTAACACCAGTAACTAAAGGTACTCGATACTCATTAGTAGTATGGAGTTTAGGTTATCCTTTTAAATAACCGATATATGATAGGAGAAAAACAATGACACCAGCATTTAAAAAAAATAACTACATGGTCATAAAGAAGGCCATTGACCCGAAGATTGCTGAATTTGCAATGAATTATTTAATGATGAAAAGGCAAGTCGCAAGAACAATGTTTGATGAAAAATTCATCTCACCATTTACGACAGAGTTTGGAGTTTGGAATGATGTTCAAGCACCAGAAACATATTCACATTACGCTGATATAGCAATGGAAACTTTACTGTTAGCTGTACAACCTAAAATGGAAAAAGAAACAGGACTTGATTTAATACCTACTTATTCTTATACTCGTATATACAAAAATGGAGATATACTAAAAAGGCACAAAGATAGATTTAGTTGTGAAATATCGACAACAATGAATTTAGGTGGCGACCCATGGCCTATCTATATCGAACCTAATCCTAAAAAAGGTAGTGATACAGATAACGGTTATAAATCAGAATATACAGATGGTGTAAAAGTTGATTTAAAACCAGGCGATATGTTAGTTTATAAGGGAAATATTTGTGAACATTGGAGAGATAAATTTTTAGGTACAGATTGTGCTCAAGTATTTCTACATTATAACAATGCAGCTACAGAAGGTTCTAAAAAGAATATGTTTGATGGCAGACCACACATTGGTTTACCATCCTATTGGCAACATAAAGTAGACCACAGTAATACAGAATTTAAAGATTTTATTGGTGATGTAGAGGATAAAATGGGTGGCAAATTGTCTAAACAACAGGTTGAAACTATGTTTGGATTAGAACCTCCTAAATAGTATTATGGCTATCGAAGACAAAGTAAATGAAATTTTAGGTTTAGAACCGGCAAAAACTCCTATGGAAATGTTGCATAAGGAAGAGGAGTTTAAGGCGCCTGTTGTTAGAACGGAAGAAAAAGATACAGATGTCGATAATGACCACAAGAATAGTAGAGAACACTATTATAATCTTATAGAAAAAGGTCAAGAAGCAATTGAAGGTATTTTAAATGTTGCCAAAGAGGGTCAACACCCTAGAGCATATGAAGTAGCATTAGCTGGCATAAAAAATGTTGCAGATACGGTAGACAAGTTACAAGACTTAAATAAAAAATTAAAAGACTTAAAAGAGTTACCTAAAACTGCTAACGCAAATATTAAAAATGCTTTGTTTGTTGGTTCAACAGCAGAGTTGCAAAAGATGTTAAAAAATGATGATAAAGTTATTGAAGGCAAAGCAACAACACCCGAAGAAAAAAATATTTCAGATAAGTAAACTTGGTTATGTCAAAAATGGCATAATGTTACAAGACATACTTGAAGGTAAAGAAATGTTAGATTGTGTTGAAATAGAACACGACACAAATCCAAATTACGATAAAGAGTATTTTGTTTATAAAGGCAGTAGTCGTATAGAGGCGGCTGTTAAAATGGGTTATACACATATTGAAGGTATTATAATAAATGATTAAAATATATGATGATATTATATCAAAAGACTTGCAAGACAAAATCTTAAATAAATTAAATAGTTCAGAGGATTTTGCTTGGTATCTATACAATGATACGGCCGGAGAACATAAAGAATTATTTAATCATAAAAATATTAAAGAATATTTACAATTTAATCATTTGTTTTATGGTTTTGATTATGAAAAACAAAAGAGTTACATAAATTCTGATACAACACTTGTAGATGAATTAATAAATGAAATAATAACTTATTTAAAATGGGACAAGTGTGAAATTTTTAGAGTGAAATCAAATTTACAAACTCAACACTCTGAAAATAAATTAAAATATTTTAATACACCTCATATTGATTTTAAGATGTTAAAAAATATAGTTTGTTTGTATTATGTGAATGATAGTGATGGAGATACAATATTTTTTGATAATAGAAAACAGTTAAATATAACTAAAAAAGTTAGTCCAAAAAAAGGTAGATTTATAATTTTTGATGGCGATATTTTACATACAGGTAAACATCCTATAAAAAGTAAAAATAGACTTGTTATTAATATAAATTTTAGAAAGCAATAATGAAAGAGTTTTTTTTAGATAATATTACTTTAATGGGTGGTTGGTATATACCTAGTAAGATTTGTAATGATTTGATTAAAGTTATGAATACTTTACCATTAAAAAATGGCATGATGTATACCAAACAAGGCGGTCAACAAGTCAAAACCGATATGAAAGAATCAAATGAGGTTGCTGTTGAATATTTTAATCAGGCAGAGCCTTATAATACATATAAAGAATATTTAAATAAGGTTATAGGTAAGTATTTAAATAAGTATCCTTATATGCAAAAAAACACACCATTTGCATTAAGAGAAAATTATAACTTACAAAAATATCCTAAAGGTGGAGGTTTTAAAATATGGCATTTTGAAAATGATTTTAAGTCACCATTAAATAAACATAGAGCATTAGTTTTTATGACTTACTTAAATGATGTGCCAGATGGTGGCACAGAATTTACACACCAACATTTAGTTACACCTGCTAAAAAAGGTTTAACTTTAATATGGCCTGCTTATTGGACACATACACATAAGGGTGTAATTAGTAAAACAAAAGAAAAATACATAGTAACAGGATGGTTAAATTATATTAATCAATTATAAAAATGACAGACGCATATCTAGGTAATCCAAATCTTAAAAAGGTAAACACACCTGTTGAATTCACAAAAGAGAATATCAAAGAATACAAGAAGTGTGAAAAAGACCCAATATACTTTATGGTTAACTATGTACAAGTAGTATCACTTGATGAAGGTTTAGTGCCTTTTAATATGTGGGACTTTCAAAAACATATCGTAAGGACAATACATGACAATCGTTTCACAATTTGTAAATTACCTCGTCAATCAGGTAAATCTACCACTACTATATCATATCTCTTACATTATGCCTTATTTAATCCTAATTCTAATATTGCTATTCTAGCAAACAAATCTTCTACTGCTAGAGATATATTAGGAAGACTACAACTTGCATATGAAAATCTACCAAAATGGATGCAACAAGGAGTTATCAATTGGAATAAAGGTAACATAGAATTAGAAAACAAATCCACTATTGTGGCAGCTGCAACATCTTCAAGTGCCATTCGAGGTGGTTCTTATAATATAATATTCTTAGATGAGTTTGCTTTCGTACCAGCTAATATTGCTGAGATGTTTTTTAGCTCAGTTTATCCTACCATATCATCTGGACAAAAAACAAAAATGATTATTGTATCTACACCTCGTGGTATGAATATGTACTACAAATTGTGGATAGACGCAATCAATAAACAAAATGATTATGTACCAATTGAGGTACATTGGTCAGAGGTACCTGGCAGAGATGAAAAGTGGAAAGAAACCACTATAAGAAATACCTCACCCGAGCAGTTTCAACAAGAGTTTGAATGTGAATTTTTAGGAAGTGTAGATACTTTAATCTCACCAGCAAAAATTAAGGCGACCCCGTATATTCCAGCTTTAGAGAGTAAAAACGGATTACAAATGTTTAAGCGACCCGAAAAAGACCATTTGTATGTTACAACAGTTGATGTTGCTCGTGGCACAGGCAGAGATTACTCAGCCTTTGTAGTTTTAGATTGCACAAAGATACCTTATGAGGTTGTTGCAACTTATAAAAATAATGAAGTAAAACCGCATATCTTTCCAAGTATTATAGAACAAGTATGTAAAGGATATAATAGAGCTCATATCTTAACCGAAGTTAATGATATTGGTCAACAAGTGGCAGAAATACTACAAATGGAATTAGAATATGATAATGTTTTAATGACAACGCAAAGAGGAAGAGCTGGTCAAATATTGGGGGCTATGTTTAGTGGTCGTGGTACATCTATGGGTGTTCGTATGACAAAACAGATTAAAGCTTTAGGTACATCTAGTATTAAGACATTGATTGAAAGTGACAAAATGATAATAAATGACTTTCAACTCATAGAGGAGATGTCAACTTTTAGTAGGCGTGGTAACTCCTGGATGGCGGAGGATGGTTGTAATGACGATTTAATGATGTGTCTAGTCATATTTGGGTGGTTAACAAATCAACAGTATTTTAAAGAATTATCGAATTCAAATATACGAAATCAACTCTATATCGAACAACAGGC